CTGCACTGCGACGATATTGACTGGTACGATCATTGGATGGTGGGGCTAGGGGTTTGAGCGGCGGCGTAGGCTGCGACAGCGGCAGGAGTCCAGACCGCATTTGCAATCGCGACAACTTGCTCGGGCTGACCAGCGAGGTCTGAGCCGGGAGTTAAGCAGTAGCGGCGGAAAGTGGAGGCTTTGACAACCTCGCCATCGACGATCTGGTCCGCAAGACGGACCTGAAGTGTCGTGTTGGGAAGAACCTCGCAAATGGAGAATATGGTGCGTTCTGTTAGCATAGGATTAGACGTTGTATGAAGCAGATAACATGATTCCACCAGTAGCATCAATAGGAACTTCGGTTGCTGCACCTCCGCCAGTTGGGTACTGCCAAAGCGTTATATACGAAGCAGAAATCTCAACGAATGCAGTCATAACGGAACCAGCAGTAAGTGCTATGTTGTTTAAATATCCAACAGAAGCTGACCAGTAATTTGAAGCATTAGTAAACGGAAGATTACCAACAAAAATGTTTCCTGTTCCAGTGTGCGCTGACCAAGTAAGATAAATTTGCACTGTAACTTGTCTTCCAACTTTAGTGTATATACCGCTTTGATTGGAATACGTTCCAGTGCCAGCAGTCGTACTTCCAACAATAGTCGGCGTAAACGTCCCCTCCTCGTAATCGTTCAGTAGCTCGGAGGTCATCGTTCCGCTGCCGCTTGTAGTCGCGGAGAAGTCGATGCCTTTGCCGGAGGTGCCGAGGATGACGTTGCCGTTGGAAACGGTTACATTGCCAGCGGAGTTCAATATGAACTGGGTAGCATTACCGCCACCGCTTAGATACAATCCGTTCTCAGCGCGAATTGCCAGATTGTTGGCAGGTGAGCCACTAATCATACCAGAAGCAGCACCAATGAATCCAAGAGAGCCATCGGTGATGGATTCAATTTTAATTGTTGTCGATCCAGACGGTCCTTTAACGTGAAAGGTGTTAGTCGGCGTAACACCCACGCCAACGCCAGTGGTATTTACGATCAGTCCGGTCGAAAGAACCGTCAGATTGCCCGTCACACCCAGCGTCGTTCCCACCGTAGCCGCGCCGGTGATGGTCGCGGAGGCGAGGGTGGCGGTGCCGGATGCTCCGAGGATGTTGTTGACGCTGATCTTCTTGGTGGTGCCAGATGCCGCCATTGTCGTGTCAGAGACATCGACCACCGGAAACATATCGTTGACTGGATCGGCAGCAGTCAGTGCCGTTAGTGCTGTAATTTTAGAGTCTGCCATAGGTCAGTTGGATTGGATTGCGAGTTTAAAGAGGTCTTCCTGTTGCAGAAAACCAGCGTCTTCACGCAACAGAGAGTCGAAAGTGCCAAAGGTGATGACGATCTTTCCGGTGCCGTCTTCTTGCAGCACAAAGAACTCGTCCTCTTGCAGAACATCTCGACGCAGCACCGGCGCATCGGTGCCACCGGCTTGACCGGAGAACAACCGATTCAGTGCTATGCCGATTGAGATCATTAGGCTCTGGCGTTAAACGCTACGACAGAACCGGATGAAATCTGAAATCCAGTGATGTTGCCCACCAGCGGGAAGCCAGCAGGAATGGTCTTGGAGGTCCAAGTGCCGGATATTCCAAATCCCGTAATGGAAGTGAACACCGTCGGCTCGGTCGGAATCAAGCCAGCCCAGTTGCCGGTCTGAGCGGCGGTGCTAGTGACCAGCGCAAAGCCCTCGCGGCCCATTGAATATTCAGTCGAAATGTCTGCTTGGACGGCCATAAAATTGTGTTTCGGTTAAAGGGAGGGTCACCAGCGTATCCAGTGACCCTCCCAGTTTTGGTTGTTTAACCTTTGCGGATCTTCGGTGCCAGACTGCCCTGTATCCACAGGATCAGTTTGCCTCCCTCGGGAACAGAAACAGTGTTGAAATTAGTGCGCTGGAGAGTCGCATCAATTTCGGGACCAGCCAGCAATTTAGTTTTGCCGGTCTTGTCCACTGCTATGGTTGTTGCAATACGCATATCCTAAAGGATTAAGCGGTGATCAAAACCTCAGCTTGCGTAGTATCCGCAGCAGCCGCACCAAACATGATATCATAAGATGCCATATGAGCGCGGGTAGAGCGGGAATACCAGACAGAGAGCAACACAGACAGACCATTGCTTAACTCAACAGTGCGCTGCTCAACGAACTCACCGGCAATCATTCCAACCGGCAAGCCGCTCGCAATCGCGATAGCGTCCTGACCGCAAACGAATCCAGCAGTGTTGGGGATGGCTCCAGTGTAGTCGTTCTGCTCAAGAATATTCGCAAATCCGAAATAGCCGTTATTCAACGGACCATAACGCGAGTCAGGGAACGGATTAGTTCCAGCGGCAGCAGTCAACTGACCGGAGAACATCAAACGAGCCAAGTGTCCACCGTCCAGCAGCAGCAACTTCTGGCGGTAATTCTTAGCCAAAGCCAAGATCGCGGGAAGATCGCTAGAATCAAAGTTGGCAGCAGTACCAATGACAGTACCAGCACCAAACAGCGCGGCAGTCATCTGAGCGGTGACCTTCTTGCTAATACCAAGAGCAAAGATCTCAGCAGAACCCTGAGCCAAGTCACTGATAGCAAAACCCTGATTCAACTCCTGCTGAGTGACGGTAAAGCTCTTGGTGATCTGATTAACAGTCACCGAGGTAGCAGCCAGCGTGGACTGGTTAGCCGCACCATCCTCAAAGTTGGTAGCGTTATCAACAGTCGCATCACCAGTGGTGAACTTCTTGACCTGAACGGTAGCGCGGGGACGCAAGTTATCCAAGCCAACGTTGCGCGTAAAGCCAGCGATCATCGCGAGCTTAGTGGTAGCAACAGTGATAACCGCATCAGCGAGATAATCGACAACCAAGCCAGCAGCGAAAGTATTCGCGTTCTGAGGAGCGATCATCGCGGACTGACGCAGCAACTCACCATGATTCTCAATGAGGAAGCTCTTACGCTCTGCACCAGCGCGGAGGCTCTTGTGCTTCTCCAACAGAGGATTACCCAAGTTCACGATCACAGGACGAACCGGATCGGGAGCAGGAGCGGCGGTGGGCGACTTAATGGAAGCCTCCAAAGCGGAAAGCTTTGCCATGATGGTAGCGAGATCAACGGAAGCGGCAGGAGCAGCCGCAGCCGTCACAGTAGTGGAATCGGACATATTTGTGTCGGGTTGTTGTGTTGGTTGCGGCGTGGAGTCCACGCCATTTTTGCTGTTAGCTGTGTTGCTATTAGCAGAAAGCTTGTCGTCTAGGGATTCGTCTTCTTGCTCTTCTTGACGCTCAATCTGAGCATATAGAGCGTTGAACCAATCGCGTCCAGCAGCACCTCCCCAGAGGTTGGCAGCTACGTCCGCAGGAGTATTAGGCTCCGCTTCCAAGAATCGGTCGTTACGTCCCCACCAAGCGTTGGCTTTGCGGATCTTATTTTCGGTTGGAGCCTCTCCTGCGACCAACGATTTAGCGTCGGTTACAGTTGCTGGCTCTAGACCATCGCCAGCAAGACCTTCCTCGTATTGCTCAAGACCTCGACGGAGGTTGTTCTTGACCGTCTCAGGAGCAGTCTTCGTAACAGCGCGAGGATGCCATTTAGCGGCCATTGCCAATTGCTTGATGGGTTTGTCCACCAAGCCAAAAGCAAGAGCCTCAGCGGTGGTAAACCAAGTTTCCGCTTTCATTGCAGCGCGGATAGACTCAGCGGAGCGTCCGGTCTTCTTATTGTACACCCCAACCAGCACCTCGGCGTGTTGATCCAAAGCCTCAGCCATCTTCCGCATATCCTCGGAAGTGCCGGAAGCCATCCCAGACGGGTCGTGGATCATCATCAGAGCAGCGTCAGCCATCTCTACGCGATCACCGGCAAGAGCGATAATTGACGCGATAGAAGCAGCGATACCCACAACGCGAGTGGTCACCGGAGCTTTGCGACCGCGCAATTGATTGTAAATGCTGAGACCATCCCAAACATTTCCACCGGGAGAGTTGATCTCTACGAGCAGCGGACCATTGCCAATCTCGTTGAGAACATCCGAAAACTGCTTTGCGGATAGACCAGAACCGCCGTACCAGTCTTCGCCAATCTGATCGAAGATTTGAACGGTAGCAGGATCACCGGCAGCGTTTGCCGGTGCGTAGTAAAGCCAATCTGACTTCTTGGTAAAACTCATTCGGTTTTCTTGGCTTTTGGTTTCCGAGTCTTCTTGACGGTAGCGGTAATCTCGTCCTGCTCTACAACAACAGGTTGCGACCCACCTTCTGACGGAGCGACTGGAGACGGAGATTCAGAAGGATCGCCTTCAATGTCAATAGCAGTTGCAACACTAGTTGCGGGACGCTCTTTCTGAATCACCGAAATCTCAGATACATCAACGCCATACTTTGCAGCGAGTTGACGTACAAACAAAGCTTGTTGGGCTTTTGACTCTAAAGCCGAACGCCAATCGAGACCACGCGCTCCGTAGACCTCGTCAAAGGTTACAACGCCAGCCTCTAGCTCTGCCAATTGAGCCGCAGAATTACGGCCAACGTCAACATTCGGGGAGCGCGGAGCGGTGATTGATACTTCGTACCAATCCGAGGGAGCGTCATTGAGCGTAGGATCGTTCTTGATCGCGTACTCCATCGCATATTCGTAAATGCGACGAGCCGCTGAAGCCATAACTTGATGGCGAGAGCGGAACCATACAGATGACATATCTAGCGCACCGCGATAAACAGTTCCCTGCATTGACTCTGGGTAGACCAGAACGTAAGGGATACCAACGCCAGCACAGACTTTCTCAGTCAGTTGTCGCCAATACTCGCGCATATTTACACCGGGACGCTCGGTTGCAAACTGCTCGAAACTGTCACCGTTTTTCATCACCTTCACGCCAGATCCAAAGACCTGTTCGTAGTAATTCTCGGCGGTGTTTACACTCGCTCCAGCAGTACCAGCGCGGAGGTTACTGGCTTGGACTTCGCCAGAGACGGTCTTAACAATCTGAGCGACAGACGCGCCTAACTTACAAGCTTCCATTTCCAACTTTTGCAGATCATCCAGATCGTGCAGATCGTTAATGACTGCCGAAACAAACGGAAGACCTCTAAGTTGACCGGGACGATTCGGTTCGTAGATATGGACTACGGAGTCAGAAGGAATGGAGCGAACATCAGTCAGGTTACCCTGAGTTTTTTCCGATCCGATAAAGTAGGAGATGGCTCGTCCAGTTCTTGGATCAAACCGGATACCGTCAAACACAGTCTCGTCTGCTTGCATCCCTACCGGAGTAGCAATGGATTGAGCCTCGATAAGTTGTAATCGAGGTCTGCCAGTGTCTCCTTTGGTCAACAGCAGGAACGACTCACCATCATAGAACCAGCCGCGAGCGGCTTGCCCCATTAAAGTGGAGAATGACTGGCGAGAACTGATATCGGGATAACGGCTCCAGACATCAAACCACTTCTTGGCTTTAAGATTCCACGCAGAATCGCTGGAGGCCGGTTGAACGGAGAAGCTGGAGCCGACAGTGTAGCTTTCAAACAAGTCACCAAGCCTATTCAGTACAGCGTTGTTTTGCTCGAAAAAGCGAGACTTGCGAACGATGGCTTGACGAGTCGAGCTAGTAACATCGAACCGCGCAGAAGTGTAAGAGGTGTCGAGATAAGAGCGGCGCAACGAATTACCGGCTCCCTCGTATTTGTTAACGGGAGGAGGGAACAGCTTGTTCGCTATGTTTTGAAGGAATCCCATTAGCTCATTCGGGTTGTGGCTTCACGGCGGAATTGCGTGAAATCCCCATAATACCGAGTGGTTGAAACCAGAACGGCGGTTAACATTTTATTGTAAATTTGGAGATCGGTGGGACTAGCAATCCCATCACCAGCCAAAAGCGTTACGGCGTAATCGTAATCCGAAAGCAGAGACTCCCACATTTCCAGCATTTCCACCGAAGACGGCGCACCTTCACCCGGCTTAGAAAACGTGACTGAAACGTCTGCACTTGATGTTTGACTTACAACGTTTCCGGTTTCAATTGAGCTTGCGGCAGCGGTAAGTTTTACAAGCAGCGCGGCAAGTAGGGTCAACGAAGCCTTTCCGGCATACGTAGTGCGTAGATACGACCGCTTAGTTGAGACCGTGTAGGTGACCACCGCAACGGATGTTCACTGAATTTTTGCAAACGTCAAGCAGCACTTTCAACTTCATTTGAATTTGGCTTTAGGTCGTTCCATAACATTGCCATAGCCAACTGCATCAGTTCGCAGTCGTGCAAATGGTCAGGCCATCGGTGATTTCGTTTGAACCACTGGTAACGAATTCGCCCACTTCTATTGGCTGTGGGCTTTAAAACGTGAGAGTCCAAGTGTTTCCAGTAAACATCCGAACCAACGGAAAACGCGCCTTCAACCTGCATTTGGTTTGGAAGGGAACAAACGCTCCAAGAAAACTGCTCGTTTGACCTACGAAGCTTAGACAACATTTCTCGCAAATGTTCGGTATCAAAAACCAACAAAGGTTGAACCACATCCGTTCGCATGGAGGTGGATGTTGAAATTCCGAATGGATGAATGGACCCAGACTTTGTCGTAAAACGTGCGCCGCTTTCCCGCCCCTTCATGGGCATCCATCCAACGAGCATTGGTTTTCTAAGTCCACCCTCAGGTGGGTATCGTAATCCGCACGGATAGCTAACTGGGTTTCCGCTTGTTGAAGAATAACCGCTACAAGCATCGTAAACTGCCTGTGTATTAAAGCCTGAGTCGATTCCGACATCCATGTCGTGAACTTTAAGTTCAACTTGAACTCTTCGCAGTGCAGCAAAGTCGTCGGCGTGTCCTGCTGCTACCAAGCGTGAGTTTCCTCCGTTCCATTCTCGACATACCCACCAAAAATAAGGAGCGGCGGCTTGAACGTCTGCGGTCAAGTATCGACGAGCTTCCGGCATTTCAGCGTCAGAAATAATTTCTACTCGATCCGTTGTGCCTTCTTGGTTTTCCCAAGGCTCCGCTAAC